GTAAATAAAAGATCAGAAGAAAGGAGGATCTATGAATTTCAACGTGGCGGCTTTGATGTCGCCAGCGACCAGACCACGTATCGGGACTATCGTAGGACCGCCGGGTCTAGGGAAAACCAGTCTTGCGGCACTGTTTCCCGATCCCGTGTTCATCCGAACAGAGGACGGCACGGGGAGCTTGCAAGTCTTGGAGCGTGTGAATCCGGGGTTCAGCATCAAGAAGGTGGCGCAGTTCCCGATTGCCACGACGAGCGAACAGGTCAAGGAAGCTATCAATAGCCTTCGGACCGAGAAGCACGGGAGGCGCACCCTAGTCTTGGACTCTGTAACCCAGCTTGACACCTTGATTCAAGCCGAGGTTCTGAAAGCTGACCCGAAGGCCAAGGGGATGAATCAGGCGTTTGGCGGCTACGGTAACGGGTGGTCTTACGTTGCCAACGTACACCGCGAAATCCGCGAGTTGTGCGGACTGCTGGCCGAGGAACGCGAGATGAACGTGATTTTCTTGGCTCACGAAACCCTCGAAACCGTGGACAGCCCCGAGATGGACAGTTACATGAGGGCCACGCTCCGCATGAATGCGAAGTGCGTTCAGCCGTATGTGGACAACGTGGATCTTGTGGCGTTCCTGAAACTTGAACAATTCCACGTTGGCGAAGAATCGAAGCGGGCCACCGGGACCGGACGGCGGGTAATTTCGTGTCACGCCACCCCGGCGAATGTTGGAAAGAACCGCTTCGGTATTACCGCCGAGTTGCCTTTCGACCTGTCTTGCAATCCGTTTGAACAATTCCTAGGAGGGAAATGATGAAAGTTATCCAAGTTAACCCATCCGATGAACTCATTGAAAGGAGAGATTATCGGGGTCTGGTTGAGTTCAAGGTTTCTACTAATGCCGAGTCTAAGGAACTGTCTTTTTATGACGGAGAACCTGAAGACGCTAATCTTAGTCGGGACTTTTCTGACGTCTACAGTATTCCTTATTTGTTGAAGATGGCATACGATGCGGGGAAAAGTGGAGAGACGTTTGAATCGGTCGTAGAAATCATGGAGGACTACTAAGATGGCATCACTGAACGGTGTTAACACGAATGCGGAGCCTAGCGGAGACTTTGAACCGTTGCCCATTGGCGACTATCCTGCGGTCATTACCAAAGACGAGGTCAAGAGTGCCAAGAGTGGCAACGGGGATTATCTGAGTCTTTCCATCAAGGTCATCGACGGGCAGTACAAGAACCGGACGCTGTTCACCATCCTCAACCTCTGGAACGCGAACCCCAAGGCCAAGGAAATTGCGGAGCGTGAACTGGCCGCAATCAAGGCGGCTGTCGGGGTTACCGATCTGCGGGACACTTCGCAGTTGCACAACAAGCCTTTGATTGTGCGGCTTGGGATTGACTCGTCGCCCGGCTACGAACCGAAGAACAAGATCACCGGATGGAAGCCGATTGCCTCGGTCCCTACGGCTGGTGGGAACTTGGCGAAGGCCACCCCGCCGACCTCTTCGCCTACGTCCTACACTCCTCCGGTCGGTACTGATGGGAAAGCGGCTTACGAAGACGATATTCCTGGATTTTGATTAACTAACCGACCCACGGCGGTTACCGTGGGAAAGGAAACGTGAATGAATCTTTTTGAAGATAAAGACGGTGGAATTGTTGTGGTCAAACAGTTGACTTGGATTGGACCTATTAGGCCCGTCAAAGTCTCCAAGGGAAAAGGCAAAGACTACACCGAAACAACCGTCTACAATTTTATCATGAAAGGCGGTTTTCAAGTGTTCCTTTCTCCTGATTACTATCACTTGGCAACTGCCCAAGAAGATCACCTGGCAATCTTGACTGTATGAAACTCCTAGGGAGCGGCGTTCTCGGACGTAAACCGAGTGGTGAGCCTTGGCCCAGACTCTCTCTTTATGGGGGATTCAGTAGCACCCCCTTCCTTCCGTTGGCTGGGAGGGGGATTTTCTGGCTTCTTTAGCTCAGTTGGTTAGAGCGCCCGTCTTATATACGGTTGGTCCTTGGTTCAAATCCAAGAGGAAGCATAGTTTTTAGACAAGGAGAAGATATGAAAGACTATGAGAAACTGTGGAAACGACTTTTCGACGACATGGAAAGGTGGTCGACACCCAGAACTTACCACGACACACCCGAAGGACTTGACGGAGACAACTGCGCCGAGGTGTTAGAGATTATGATGAAGATGGAGGAACAATCGTGACCTACAAAATCGACGGCACCGACTACGACGAAGACGACTTCGATGACATGACTGATGAGGCAATCGCCACAATGAGGCAGAAGGCCGAGAAGTGGGGCCGGGATGCGGACTTGCTGATTAACCGTGGCAAGGCCGAGTGGGAGGCGCATGGGCGCAATCCCGCTTACGGGCTACCGGCTGAACGGTACCAGGAACTTAAGACACGACGTGCCGAGGCGGTCGGACTTCTTGAGGCGTTGAAGTTGTATTTGGATGAGTGTGAGACGGAATGAATGAAAGTATGTTCTATTCCAGAAAATGAGACATGGGAATGGTTAACTAAAAAACACTACGCACATAGAAGACCGTCTATAGTGAGATCATTTGGTTTGTTTGAAGAAAGTCTATGTTTAGGTGTTTGTACATTTGGCATTCCTCCGAATCGTAATCTGAATGAAATTGTTCCAGGAATAGAGTCATTAGAGTTAAATAGACTTGTTGTCAAAGATGGACTGCAAAAAAACACTCTTTCATTCTTCGTTGGGAATTGTCTTAGGTTGTTGGAACCTCCAAAGATAATTATTTCATACGCCGATGAGACACAAGGACATCATGGATATATCTATCAGGCTACAAATTGGATTTATACAGGAAGAAGTAAAGGCGACGTTGAGTTTGTGAAGGATGGAAAATCGACCCATCGAAAGGGCTTCTTCAACGCAAACGGCACAAGTTCAATATCAACTGCCATAGAACTTGGATATGATGTTGTTAGGCAAGGTGATAAACATAGGTATATTTTTATTGTGGCAGGACCAAGAAAAAGACGAGAACTAATGAAACTGATACCATGGAAACAGGAACCATACCCAAAGGGTGAAAACAGAAGATATGACAACCAATTAGAAATAAACACTCAGGGTGTTCTTTTCAATTGAACACAATGGAGACAAGGATGACGCTAACCGACGAAATAGAACACAGACTAAAGCTAACCCGTGAAAAGAAAGGCAGACTCCCACGATACGACACGGTGGCCAAGGCGCTGAAGATTAGCGACGATGACGCGAAGTCGTTGTTGAATCAGTACAAGACTAAACACCAAGAGAGAGTTAGGTTTAGTAAACCAACTGTTTCCAAAGAGGAAACGGTTCAACCGACCAAGAAAAAGTGGTATCAACGACTAGGTGAGCTAGGTGACTGGGCGATTGACAAAGGCACAATCTGGGGCGGGGTCATCATCAGCCTGTTCCTTTGCGGGTTGTCTCTTTGGATCATGGGACCGTCAACCTTGGAAAAGGTTGGCTTCGTTGCTATGGCATTCATCCTCGTTTTGTTCGGCTTCCGTGCTTTGGTCAAGGGTAACATTCTACTATGGGGCATGTGTGAGCTTATAGCCGCTTTCCTGGCCGTTTCGTTCGTCCTTGTCGGGCTTGACTACCAAACCAACTTGACAGCCGACGATAGACAGCTAACGGCCCTAGAGACCGAGGAAACCACGGCACGGGACTACCTCACCGCCCTGCAAGAATTGCAAAAGACCAGGGGAGAAGGTTACAAGAGCCAAGTAGAGGCCCAACAGGCCGTGTTTAACGCCGCCTCAGAGAAAGCCGGAGCTTATCGTATCCTTGTGGCCAGCAAGCCAAAGCAAGCCCCGGAAATAAAGGCATATGACATTCTATTGGCAATCCCGAAGGCGGTACTAGGGAGTGAAGCGAAGTTGACCAATGATTTGGCGATGCACATTGCTTTGGGTTTGTTCTCATTGGTGTTTGTGGTGTTGCCAATTACTTTGTATACCATTGTTAGGCCGAAGAAGGAAAAGAAGGTGGAAGAATGATCACTATGATCAATACCGATTGCATGGAATACATGGCCACACTTCCTGACGGGGCGTTTGATCTGGCGATTGTGGACATCCCTTATGGACTAGGAGACAAGCTTACGAACGGCGGTACTTGGGCGGCTAAGTATAAACAAGGCGATGCCGCTTGGGATGTACTCCCTGGAAAGGACTACTTTCAAGAACTTTTTCGGGTTTCGTCCAACCAAATCATCTGGGGCGGGAACTACGCGGAGCTTCCGTCGTGTCGTGGTTTTGTTATTTGGGACAAGGTCGCGCTAATGGACACAATGGCCGATTGTGAGTTTGCATGGACTTCTTTCGACCAGAACGCAAAGATCTTTCGCCATGTTCGCAACGAATCCGACAAGAGGATTCATATTACCCAGAAGCCTGTCGCCCTGTACAAATGGCTCCTTTCCCGATACGCCAAACCCGGCCAGACAATCCTCGACACCCACGGCGGCTCCGGTTCCATCGCCATCGCCTGTCACGACCTTGGCTACGACCTCACTTGGATGGAACTAGACAAAGATTACTTTGACGCCGCTGTTAAACGG